TTACTCGCGATGATCTAGTTTGTTGAGGCTATCATCGATCAGCGCAATTTTTCTATCCAGATGCTCTAGCGAACGGTGAAGTATTTCTCGATACCGGATGTGAGTTGCGTTAGCTATATCCTGACGTACTCTGGTGCGAGACAATTCGATGCTCTCTCGTTCGCGTTCCAGTTGTAGCCGTTCAGAGCTGACCTGCGCGACTCTCGCTTGTGAGATGCGCTCGTTTGCGGATTCTATCTGTGACTCCACAGCTTTGCTTTCCCAGCCGCGTGCCATATCTTTAGCTTGACACAAACCGCTTTCGGCGGAGTGTCTCGGGCAGGCGCGGTCACACTGCAGCATCCATTCGGGGCTACTTCAGCGTTCTCTTTCCTTTGTTCACAGATCTCATAAATAAGATATCTGCCTTTTTTAGAGGTATTTACAGTCAGTTTTCCGACCCGATCCGCGGTACCGCACTGTAACGTCATTGCAGATGAGAGTGAGTTGTGCCGCGCACGAAGGGTGCGACGACCGGCTCACGGATAAATTGTGCTGGACATATACACCGCTTACTTCACAAGCCCGCTTCCGCGCGTCGCATTCGCGATTGAAGGGATTTTCGGGGCCGGTGGGATCAGGCAAAAGCGCAGCACTTTGCTTCGAATCGATACGGAATGCGTACGTAAACCGAAGGCGGCAGGGCGTGGTCGCGGCGCCCACGTTCTCAATGCTGCGGGATGCAACTCTTACGAGCCTTTTCCAAATGATGGACGACTATGACGTCGATTTTGAATTGCGGAAGGCTGATGGAGAACTCACGGTGACGAATCCGGGTAGCACGATACTTCTAAGATCGCTGGACGAGCCGGAACGGTTACGCGGAACTAATCTTGCGTGGTTCGCGATAGACGAACTGTCGTATTCGCGCGAAGAGGCTTGGCTACGGTTGGAAGCCAGACTGCGCGATCCGAAAGCAGAAAAACTTTGCGGCTTCGGTGTGTGGACACCTCAAGGGCACGATTGGATCTATAGGCGATTCATACAGAGTCCTATTGACGGATACGAGTGCATCCAGGCAAAGCCGTTCGAAAACCGATACGTGCTGGACAGAACGCCGGATTATTATGAACGGCTCGAAAAAAGCTACGATCCCAAGTTTTACCGGCAGGAGGTTCTGGGAGAGTACCTGAACAGCCGCGCCGACCGGGTTTATCACTGCTTTAATCCAAATGTTCACGTGGCCCCCCATGCGTATGACCCGCAGAAACCGCTGCTTTGGGCGCTCGATTTTAATGTTGCTCCCATGTCGTCGGTGATACTGCAGTCGAGCGACTCGCGGCTAGCCGTAATCGACGAAATAGTGTTGGAACGAGCGACGACCGAAGAGGCTTGCCTGGAGTTTGAAAACAGGTACAAAAGACACCTAGGTCAAATCGAAATTTTTGGTGACGCGAGCGGGCGGAACATGCACACAACGGGCAAGACTGATTACATGCTGATACAAGCGTCCCTACAGCGCGCCGGTTTCCGGCATGTGCGGCTACGAGTGCCCCTCAGTAATCCGCCGGTGCTGAGCCGTGTACAGAAGGTAAATGCGTTGCTTACGAATGCGCTCGGCGAGGTTCAGCTAGAGATTGATCCGCGTTGTAAAGAGCTAATAAAGGATTTCGAAGAAGTGATGTTTAAACCGGATTCCGGAGTAATCGACAAGTCGCGCGATCCGCGCAGAACGCATGCTTCTGATGCGCTGGGGTATCTGCTTTGGGAATTGCTTTCTGAGAAGCCGAAGGCCGGAGAAATGGACCGGCGTCTGTTTTGAGATCGAATCAGGAAGGGGCAAAGATGACGGAAATCGATCGGGAACATCCGGAATATAAGCGACATAGGTTCATGTGGCGAATGTATCGCGACCTGTACGCGGGCGGCCACGAATTCAAAGTGCGGGCGGCTGATTACCTTCTTCGCCGGCAAAAGGAACCGTTGGACGTCTACAGCGAGCGCCTGCACCGCGTATTTTATGAAAACTATATCGGCTCGATCATTGATTGGTATGCTGCCACTCTATTCAGGCGAGAACCCACCGTCCATGTGGAGCGAGGCTTGGATTCCGGCCGACGTTTCCTAACGGAATTCGCGGATGACTGCGATCGGAGGCGAACAAAGCTTTCCAGGTTTTTCCGTCAACGCCTAACGGACGCTTTGATCTTTGGGGCCAGCCATATTCTACTCGATTTTCCCAGAGCATCGATAATTCCGCAGAACCGCGCGGAAGAGGATATTGAGGGAATCTCTCGCGCTTTTCTAGTTCCATTCGAGGCAGAAGACCTTATCAACTGGAGTTGCGATGAGCGGGGGGAGTACGAATGGGTCGTACTGAGGCGGAAGATGCGACGCCAACCACGTGTCGATGCCTCCGAAACGGTCGAGGAAACCTTCTGGCACTACTACGACAAGCGTTTCTATAGAACTTACCGGCGGATTGAAGGGGGCGAGGAACCCCAGAATATTGAGCTCCTAGCTGAAGGAACACACTGCCTGGCACGGGTTGATCGTGTGCCGCTCATTACGCTCCAGCTTACGCAGGGTCTGTGGCTGATGAATAAAGCGGCGAACCTACAACTGGAGCACTTCAACAAATCCAATGCGCTCGGTTGGGCTATTACCATGGGTCTCTTCGCGATGCCGGTTATTTACTCCGACCGCGAGTGGAACCAAATTGTCGGGGAGAGCTACTTCATTCAGCTGGGCCCAACGGACAAATTCGGTTGGACAGAGCCGGATGGCAAGGTTTATCAAATTGCCGCGCAAAACCTAGAATCTCTTAAAGAGGAGATCTACAGAGTCTGCTATTTGTCGCAGGCATCGGGCGAAATGACGGGCGGCCATGCGCAGTCGGCTCTGAGCAAACAATTGGACTTCACAATTACACAGGAAGTCCTCCGGGGATACGGAACGCTGATTAAAGATGCGATTACCGCGGTGATTATGGCAGTCAGCGATGCACGGCAGGACGATCTAGCCGTCTCGGTATCCGGCCTAGATGAGCTGGATATCAGCGACTTTAGCACCGAGCTGCAGCAGGCAACAGCACTACTTCAGACCGGAATTAATTCGCCAACGCTGAAGCAACAAATTTTTGAGCGGCTTGCGTTCAAATATCTGAACGACGCTCGGCAAGAGACAAAAGAGCAAATTGCGCGCGAAATCGGCGCACAGCTTAACAATTAAGAGGGTTCATGTCAGACCAGACACAAGAAGAAAAACATTCCGATAACGTACCGGATATTCGCGTAATCGTGCGGCAGGCAATCGAGGAATTTGTGAGTGCCGAACAACGCAAAGCAGAGCCTGCCTATCAGGCACAACTGCAGGATGAACGCAAAAGGCGCGAAAGCCTGGAAACGCGCTTGAATCAACTTGTGGAGGAGAACAAGCGCGCACGCGCAGCGGCGGAAGAAGCGGACCGGAATTCTCAAATTCGAAGTGAGCTTCAGCGGCTGGGAGTCGCGAAAATAGATCTCGCATTTAAGGCAGTGAAGGACGATATTGTACGGACGGAAGACGGCCGCCTGCAACCCAGGGGTGCTGAAAGCAAGACACTACAGGAATATTTGGCGTCCTTCGTACAAGATAATCCAGAACTTTTGCCCGCTCGGATATCGGGCGGAAGCGGGGCTCAAATATCGCTGCGAGGCTCAACTGATGGTGCATCCGGCATAGAGATTGACAAAATCAAGCCCGGCATGAATAAAGACGATCTTGAACGAGTTCGAAAAGAGATCTCACGCCTTGCATCTCAGGCGCTGCGCGGGATGTAGCGCTAAAGATCATTCCAACAGCGCTTCGAATGCATTGCTGGAGCGCACAATAGTCGGCGTAAGTCGGCCGACGATAAGAACTCACGGCACCGGAAACTGCCGTGAACAATCAATAGGAGATTATGTCAACAATAACATCTGCCAATCTGGCAAATGCAATCGTTAAGTTAGTAGCTGCCGATGCGTTGCCAGCCCTGATGGGAAATCTCATCATGGGTAACCTGGTGAATCGTGATTATGAGCCTGTGCTGGCACACGCAGGCGATACGGTCAACATTCCGATTCCGCCAGTTCTTGTCGCCAACAACATTGCCGAAGGAGGTACTATCACTCCACAGAATCCGAATTTGGGTAATGCTCAGATCGTTCTGAATACTCATGCGGAAGCCTCTTTTCAGATTCCGGATGTGACCAAGGCACTGGCCTTCCCCGAGCTGCTGAAGGCATATATGCAGCCGGCTGTAATCGCAATCGCCGAGCGGGTTGAACGCGACTTGTTGAATCTGTATAGCCAGTTTACGGCCAATGCGCCGGTCGGCGCGGCTGCGACGGCCATTACCGAAGCGACCATCGATGCCGCTGAGACGGCGTTGTTTGCAGCGAAGGTTCCGCCGACTGCGCCTAAATACCTTGTGGTCGATTCCAACACGTACTCTCAGATCCGTCAGATCCCAAGATTTAGCGAATATTATTCGTCGGGAGAAGCCGGTTTGAAGGCGCTCGTGGAAGGGAACGTCGGAAAGATGAAAGACTTCTTCATCTTCCGTTCACAGTTTGTGCCGGTGACGGGAACGGCGACCCCGAATACGCACAATCTGGCGTTTACCAAAGACGCTCTTGGTTTGGTCATCCGCCGATTGCCCCAACCCTTACCAGGTACGGGCGCCGTAGCGGAGTATGCCGAAATGGGGAATTTCGGTATCCGGATCGTGATGAGTTATCAACCGAATACGCTTTCCCAGCAATTTACCGTTGATGTCTTATACGGCTGCGGCGTGCTGCGGAATAACTTTGCGGTTCAAGTAAATAGCTAGACAACTTTTAATAGAGCTGCCAAGGGGGAGTTTATGGCTCCCCCTATTTTTTTGAGGAATGCGATATGGACCTAAGACAATATTTCCGAAAAATCCGTGAGGTCGAGGCTACCCTGTCCGATGAGTATCCAGTTGTAAGCAGCTTGGAAACCGCAGATGGTGGAAAGAACGGCACGATTTCAGAGGTGTCACGTGCCGTTGCCGCCAAGATGATCGTCGAAGGGCGAGCTGTGCTTGCCACTGAAGCGGAACGGGAGCAATTCCGTCAGGCACAACAGGAAGCAAAAGCCGCAGCAGAACAAGCGGAAGCTGCCAAACGGTTACAGGTGGCGTTTATCGCTGAGCCAAAGCTGAATAGCGGAGGAAACCGCAAAGCAAACGGACAGCCGGAGAAATGATCGATGGCTCTCTTTACAGATGCCGATATCGTTACGCTCGATGACCTGCTTCAATTCGAAGCCCCGCTGGTGCAGATTGCATCCTCCCATAACATCAACGTCGACACGAAAATAACTCTGTCGGTCGATGCTATTGGCGACAAGCTGATGTTATGGCTGCTAAATGTAGGCGCATCCGATCCGCAATTTCTGAATCGTCGATTGTTAGGTTTATCGACGGTTGTTGTTACCTCAACCTTGCAGCGGTGGCTGTGCTTCGATTCGCTATCGCGCTTTTTCGCTGAGGCGTATAACGTTCAGCTGAACACCCGTTTTCAGGCGAAATGGACGGAATACCAGAATGAAGCCGATCAGGCTTCCGAGATGTTCTTCATGTCCGGAGTAGGGATCGTCTACAAGGCTCTACCCAGGCCTGCTTTGCCGCTGGTTTCAGTTCAAAATGGCAACTCGCCAGCGCAAGCCATCTTCGTCCAGACAGCTTGGGCGGACGGACAGGGCAATGAGGGCGCGCTCAGCCCCGTAAACGGGTTAATTCTGAATCAAAATTCGACGATTGTCGTCAGCATGTCCGAGGGCGCGACAAACGCGCCGGCGGCGGCTGCCGGCTGGAACGTCTACGTAAGCTCCTCTGAAGGCGATCTAACGCGCCAGAACCTGACGCCGCTACCAATTGGCGCCACTTGGCAGCTGCCATCGACAGGAATTAGTCAAGGCCCAGAGGCGATTGGCGGGCAAACGCCGCAATTTTATGTTCAATTATCAAGACAAATAAGGCGAGGATAATGCTTCCGCTTACACTTATTGCCGCCCAGAAGGTAGCGAGCCTGTTAACTAACGACGAGGCGCTTCAGAGCCAGATCAGTACTATCGCCGCAGTTGCGAACATTAACGTACCTGTAATCGACTCGAGCCAGGTCGTGATCAGTTCGGTTGCGCCCGACCTTGCGGACAAAGACGTTCAACTATCGTATCCAAGAGTCTGCATTTACAGCAATGTTGTAAAAAATGCCCAGACAGAGAAGTTCCGGTCGTTTTCCGGAGCGGTCGGCGTGGTCGCTGAGGCGTGGGCTAGTGCGAATTTAGTTACTCGGACGGACGAATGGATCCACTACTACGTGGAAGCCATTACAAGCATTTTGCGAGCAAACCTCGGAGATTGGGGTAATGGTATGTTCTTTTCAGGAAAATATGACGTCAAGTTTCAGCAACCCAAACCAGGTGGCCTAGGGTTTGTCGAATCAGCCGCCATCACCTGTAGCATTGAGGCCAGCATTAGTTAGGAGCGGCCATGGCAAATTACATATCTTCTCACGCAAACCGGTTTTATGTAGCCGCCGAAGCAGCTTATGGACAAGCAGCCGCAATCACGCCAGGAAACCGATTCCCGGCGGTGAAGCTTCAAGCTCAACAGGTACTCGAGGGCACGAAGCGGCTGGATAAGACCGGTACTCGAACGTTCCTCGGGGCTCCAAAAACAGCGCGCCGGCATACAGCATTTGAGGTTCGTAGCTATTTGACCTCATGGTCCGGCTCGGGAGAGCCCGGCTATGGGCCGCTCTTTCGGGCAGGAATGGGCAATAATCCGCAATTCAGCGGCGCATTGTCTATAGCCGCTGTCCAAAATGCTACGCAGATACAGACTAGCGCTCCCCACGGACTTTCTTTTGGCTCGGGCATTTCCTTCTTAAACGAGATCCGATTTGTAACCAGCGTGATCGATACGACGACTGTCACGATCAACGCTGGGTTTTCAACCACACCAGTTACAGGCCAAGCGCTTTCGCCAACCGTTACGTATAGCCTCGCAAGCGCTTTGCCAAGTCTTACGTTATACGACTATTGGGATCCCATAACCACGGTAAGCCGGATGCTTACCGGAGCAGCAGTGGACACCGTGGATATCACAGTAAACGGTGACTATCACGAGTTTGCCTTCGGCGGACCAGCTGCCGACCTTCTCGATTCAAGCAGCTTCACACCGGGCACGGCAGGGGTGAACGTGTTTCCCTCGGAGCCGGCCCTAGGCGCCTTCAACTATTCAATTGTGCCTGGGCATTTGGGTCAAGTTTGGTTGGGCAATGTAGATAACCAGTTCTTCACGCTCACTGCCGCAACGATTGAGGTCAAAAACCATATCGAACTTAGAAACCAGGAATTCGGCTCCTCATACCCAAGGGCTATTGCGCCGGGTATGAGACAAGTCAGTTCCCGCTTCACGGTTTTTGCGCAGGACGATACACAGACAAACGCTCTGTATCAGGCGGCAAAAGCCAGGAATCTTGTCTCGGCAATGTTACAACTTGGCCAACAACAAAGTGAGCTTATGGGGATTTTTCTGCCGCAGGTGACTCCGGAGATTCCGGTATTTAATGATTCTGAAACTCGATTGCAATGGGAATTCAACAGTAATCTGGCACAGGGAATATCGGATGACGAACTTTTCATCGCCTTCGCCTAACTCACAGCACTATTTGAGCGTGACGTGGCGTAATAGCCAAACAATTCCGGATGTTCGTTTTGCGATCAGGCGCATTTCGCTGGCGAACCGTATTGAATTAACAAGGCGAATGCGTGAACTGACGCTTCGCTACGAATTTCTGAAGGCTGGCGATACGACCGATCAGCTCGAAGCATCATTGTCGGAATTGCTTGTACAGAAACTGCTGATTGAATGGGGCTTGGTGGAAGTCAACGGATTGACGATTAATGGGGAGGCCGGGACTCCAGCAAACATTATTGAAAACGGTCCAGAAGGCCTATCCGACGAGATTGCAACTGCGGTCCGGGAACAACTCGGGCTCTCGGAAGAAGAAAGAAAAAACTCCTAA